ATATTGAGGTTGCTTGTGATAATGGATTTCCTAATGTTGAAGATGCATCAGAGGAAATGCTCTCCATCACAATTAAGAATCACCAATCAAAACAGATTGTCGTATTTGGTATTGATGAATTTAGGAACGATAGAGATGATGTACATTATGTGAGATGTCAGGATGAAGATGAGCTACTACAAAAGTTTCTAGGATTTTGGGAGACACATAAACCAGATGTTATTACAGGTTGGAACTCAAAGTTTTATGATATTCCATATTTGGTACGTCGCATTAAGTATAGGTTTGGTGAGGATGAGATTAAGAGATTGTCAGTATGGAAAACAGTATTTAAAGATAGTGTGTACATTCAAGGTAAGGAACACGTTTGTTATAATGTATTCGGCCTAGAACAGTTAGACTATCTTGATTTGTATAAAAAGTTTACCTATTCAGCACAAGAGAGTTATCGATTAGATCATATTGCATTTGTTGAATTGGGTGAACGTAAAGACCCAAACCCATATGATACTTATAGGGAATGGTACACTAAAGACTATCAATCGTTTATTGAATACAACATAAAAGATGTGGAGCTAGTAGATCGTCTTGAGGATAAGATGAAACTTATTAATCTAATTCTCACTATGGCATATAGTGCAAAGTGTAATTATAATGATGTATTTTCACCAGTAAGAATGTGGGATGTTATTATTTACAATTATTTGAGAGATAGAAATATTCAGATCCCACAAATGGTTAGGAGTAATAAATCAGAAGGATATGCTGGAGCATATGTTAAAGACCCACAAGTAGGATTACATAAATGGGTTGTTAGCTTTGATTTGAACTCACTATATCCACATTTAATCATGCAGTACAATATATCCCCTGAGACTATCAAGGGGATGCATAGAACTGTGCCTACTGTAGATAAAATGTTATCACAGGAATTTGATACATCTTTTTTAAGTAAAGATGAAACTGTAACTCCAAATGGTGCAATATTCAACACTACCAAATATGGATTCTTACCAGAGTTACTATCTCAGATGTATAATGAACGTAAGGAAGTTAAGAAGTCAATGTTAAAGGCTCAACAAGATTTTGAGAATACAAAAGACCCTAGACTTCTTAATCTCATTTCCCAATACAAGAACAAACAGATGGCACTCAAGATTGCATTAAACTCTGCATATGGGGCAATGGGTAACCAATATTTCAGGTTCTATGATATAAGAATTGCAGAGGCTGTAACATATGGTGGACAACTTTCCATCAGATGGATTGAGGTTGCATTGAATAAGTATTTAAATGAGTTATTAGAAACTGAAGATGAAGATTACATACTCGCCTCTGATACGGATTCTGTTTATATTACATTTGAAAAACTAGTTGACAAGTTGAAACCGAAAGACCCTGTAAAGTTTCTTGATACTATTTGTAATGATACGATAGAGAAATTTATCGGTGAAAAGTATCAAGAACTTGCAGATTATACTAATGCATATGAACAGAAGATGGTCATGGGTCGCGAGGTGATTGCAGACAAAGGTATCTGGACTGCAAAGAAACGATACATTCTGAATGTTCATAACTCTGAAGGTGTTCAGTATGCAGAACCGAAACTCAAGATGATGGGAATTGAGGCTGTTAAGTCATCAACTCCACAAGTTTGTAGAGATAAGATTAAGGATGCGTTGAAGTTAATCATTAGTGGTGATGAAAAAGAACTTAACACTTTCATACAGGATTTTCGTAAGGAATGGTTGGAGCTCAAACCAGATATGATTGCATTTCCACGTTCCTGTAATGGTCTTGGTAAATGGTCAACAACGAATGGTATATTCAAGAAGGGTTGTCCAATGCACGTTAAGGGTGCTTTACTTTATAATTATCAACTCAAGGATAAGAAATTACATAAAAAATATCCTGAGATTATGGAAGGTGAGAAGGTTAAGTTTGTTTACTTGAAAAATCCAAATCCATTTCAGACAAACGTATTTACTTTTCTTACAGAGTGCCCTACAGAATTAGAAGTGCAAAAGTATGTCGATTATGAAAAACAATTTGAGAAGTCATATGTCGAGCCATTGAAGTTTGTTACGAACTCTATTGGTTGGATGATAGATGATTCTTATGGAACACAAACAACATTATTAGATTTTTTTAATTAAAGGAGAATATGGATTCAAACGAAGTAATACAACATAGAATATTTGTGGATGATGTAACAAGTGAGGCTACTGTAGATTGTGATGTCTTTTTAGAAAGAATTAAGGAGTTACAAGATGGTGATATAGATTGGGCTAATCCACAAAGATTGCTTACAGGAGCAATAGGAATTTGTTCAGAGGGTGGAGAACTTCTGGACTTGGTGAAGAAGATACTTTTTCAAGGTAAAGCACCTTCAGAAGAATTACGAACCAAAATAAAAAATGAACTTGGTGATGTTATGTGGTATGTACAACAAGTTCTGATAACTATGCATTGGGATCTTGAAGAAGTACTTGCAGAGAATACTAAGAAATTAAGTGGTCGTTATCCAAAAGGATTCGATGTTGAAAAATCTGAAAATAGAGAGGATTAATGGATTTAAAACAATTTATAAAGGAGTCGGGAAATGAGTATGCTTCAATCGTGGAAGAAGGCCTGGCAGCGGGGGATGTCAACACTTATATTGATACTGGTTCTTACCTGTTCAACGCTCTTCTTTCTGGTAGCCTGTCTGGTGGACTACCTTCTAACAAAATTACAGCTCTTGCGGGAGAAAGTGCGACAGGTAAAACGTATTTTGCATTAGGAATGGTTAAACAATTTTTGGATGCAAATCCAGAAGGTGGTGTTTTATATTTTGAATCAGAATCAGCAATACCTAAAGAGCTTATAGAATCAAGAGGTATTGATTCAAAAAGAATGGTAGTACTTCCAGTAGTTACCATACAAGAATTTCGTACACAGTCAATAAAGATTTTAGATGCATATCTAGAAACAGAACAAAAACCTATGATGATTGTCTTGGATTCACTTGGCAATTTATCAACTACAAAGGAATTAGAAGATACTGCTGCAGGAGCAGAAACCAGAGACATGACTAGAGCTCAAATCATAAAAGCCTGTTTTCGTGTATTGACCCTCAAGTTAGGTCGTGCAAATGTTCCTCTAATCGTAACCAATCACACATATGATGTGATAGGTGCATATATGCCCACTAAGGAAATGGGTGGTGGTTCTGGACTAAAATATGCAGCCAGTTCTATCGTTTACTTGTCCAAGAAAAAAGACAAAGAGGGTACTGAGGTTATCGGGAACATCATTCATTGTAAGAATCAGAAGTCACGTTTGACAATTGAGAATAAAATGATTGATGTCAAACTAGGCTATCAGTCTGGAATTGATAGGTACTATGGACTCTTAGAGTTTGGTGAGAAACATGGAGTGTTTAAAAGGTCTGGTAATCGTTATGAGATCGATGGTAAACAGTTATATGGAAAATCTATTTATAGTGAACCAGAGAAATATTTTACAGAAGAAGTTATGAAACAATTAGAAGAAGCTGCGAAAAAGGAGTTTTTATATGGAGAAGTACATCAAGATACAGTCGAATCCGAATGAAAAATTTACACATTATACAACTGATAGAGGGAATTTCGTGGATAGTTTTGTTAGTAGGCGTATGGATTTTACAATGTATTTTTTTGTATTCTTTATTTAATATAATAATATAGAAAGGAATTTATATATGGCGATATACACAAAACTGATGGACTTTGTAAAAGTTTATCCAAAAACGATTCCAGATAAAATCTGTGAAGATATTATAGAAAAGTTTGAAGAAAGTGAAAAGGTTGAATCTTATGTCGGGATGGAGGATGTACATCGTGAGGGTGGAGAAGGCCACAAAGATTATGACATACGACATGGTACAGAAATAAACATAACAAGTTCTAAAGATGATGAGTGGATATATTATCATCAAATGTTGCAACAGAATGCCATTAATCACATAAACCAGTACAAGGAAGATTTAGAAGAAGCTCATAAGGAAGCCTCTAAACATATTCGGGGGGTTTCTGGTGAGGTTGGTGTTAATTCTGGATTTGGTCAATTTTATGTTCCAGAAAATCAAATTAGATTGGAACATTTTAGGGTTCGTAAATATGAGGTTATGAGTAAAGATTTACCTAAAGGTGATTATTTTAACTTACATATTGATATACAAAATTATTATACCGCAAAACGATTTATGGTGATTATGTTATACTTGAATGATGTTGAAGAAGGTGGGGAAACATCTTTTCCCTTTTTAGATTATGCAGATGGTAATGGTGCTGTCAAACCAACAAAAGGAAGCTTGTTGATGTTTTATCCATCATTTATGTTTCCACATACCGCATATCCACCAATATCAGAACCGAAATATACAGCACAAACTTATTTACATTATGCTGATGGAGAATAAATGTCTGAATACAAATCAATAGAAACAGTTAAATATTCAATGGTAGTGCGTGAGGGGGATGATTCCAAACTCAATGCAGTACGAATTGATGAAGGTAAATTTAAAGGACTAATTTATATTTACGAAGATGTCATGATGGGAGATGAGACTGACAAGGGAGGAATGAACTTACACTTTACATTGAAGCCTGCACAATGGAAAAATAATAACCACTTAAAACATGAACAAGAATTTCATCAGATCGCAGGAGATATTCTTGTTTCATGTTTAGAGAAAGGATTGAAAGAAGATAATGAATTTGAAATCATCTACAGAGAACATGATTCTGAGTCACTTGATGACCAACGAAACATTCACAAGGAAAGTATTACCCTTTCTGAAGATTAAATATTTTGAGGGGAAGGAACACCAAATAGTATTCGATGAGATAGATAAGTTTGTAGATAAATATAGTGAACTACCAACAAAAGAAGCCATTGTTATACAAATTGATAAGAGGAATGATTTAAACGAGGAGTTATACAAAACAACTCAAGACCTAGTGAATGGATTATCACATGAGGAAACAGACCAAAAATGGTTGGTGGACACAACTGAACAGTACTGCAAAGATAGGGCCCTCCATCTTGCCGTTCTGGATGGAATTAGCATTATAGGTGGAAATGATAAAGATAGGAATACTACTGCTTTGCCTGATATTTTGTCTGATGCTCTTTCTGTTAGCTTTGATATGTCTGTTGGTCATGACTATGTTGATAATTCCGAAGATCGTTTTGCGTTTTATCATAAAAAAGAAGAACGAATTCCTTTCGATCTCAAGTACTTCAACGACATAACGAATGGTGGACTTCCTAATAAGACACTAAACATTATAATGTCAGGTACAGGAGTAGGTAAAACCCTATTCATGTGTCATCATGCAGCCAATGTTCTTATAAATGGATATGATGTTCTTTATATCACATTGGAGATGGCAGAGGAACGGATTGCAGAACGTATAGATGCAAACTTGATGGACTTGACTATCGATGAATTACATGACCTACCTAAGACCCTGTTTGAAAGTTCAGTAGATAAGATTAGAAAGAAAACTCAAGGTAAACTGATAATCAAGGAATATCCTACTGCATCTGCTCACTCAGGACACTTTAAGTCACTAATCAAGGAATTAAAGATTAAGAGACAATTCACACCTAAAATTATTTTCATAGACTACTTAAACATTTGTGCATCTTCCAGATTCAGGGCAGGAGCAAATGTCGGTTCTTATTTCTATATTAAGGCTATTGCAGAGGAATTGCGAGGTTTTGCAGTTGAAGAAGATGTTCCTATAGTTTCTGCAACTCAGGTGAATAGAACTGGTTTTACTGCTTCAGATTTTGGTCTGGAAGATACTAGTGAGAGTTTTGGATTACCTGCAACAGCTGATTTTATGTTTGCACTTATACAAACTGAAGAATTAGAAGGACTTAACCAAGTTCTGGTAAAACAACTCAAGAATCGATACAACGATCCCACTAAAAATAAGAAATTTATTCTAGGTATTGACAGACCTAAAATGAAATTATATGATGTAGAACAACAAGCTCAGACAGACCTTGTTGATAGTGGACAAGACATTCCAACACAACAAGTAAATACAGACGATTGGAAGTTCTAATGTTATAAATACTATCTGAGAGGGTTTCAACTAGGAGAAGATTCTTTGAACCTGCTAGCTCTGGTACTCTCTTTTTTTATAT